CTTTTTCATAACCATTTCCATTTTCTTCATCTATCCCAACTTGAATATCATTAAAATTAAATAGTGCTTTAACAGCATTTTTTAATGGTTCGGCAAAAGAAATTTTTTTATAATTATATTTAGAAACTATATATTTTGAAAGAATATCTTTACCACTTCTTTTAGCACCGCATATAGCAATTATACGCGACATCTAATTATTGTTTATTGTTTTATAATTTTATAATCAAAATCATTTTTTATAATTTAAAAATAAAAATTGATATTTAAGAATTAATTAATTATAATTAACTAACTCGCATTATCATATAATGTTTTCATCAATCAATTGTTGGGATATTATGGATATCTATTTTTTGAAAGGCGGTTCTCAAGAATCTTCAAATCCTCTTGTAAAGCACCAAATTGATAGTTATAACAAATTTATAGATAATACTCTAGGACAAATTATAGCAGGTTTTAATCCTATTAAAGTAAAATTAACAAATCCTAAAAGTGATTTATCAATTAATGATAATAACTATAAAATTTCTATTAATATTATTCAACCAAGCATCACAAAACCTAGTTATCAAATGGGAGACGGAACACATAATATTATGACACCATATATAGCAAGAATGAATAATATGTCATATTCAAGCGGTATCTATGTTAATGTTCATATTGTAACAGAATATACTAATAAAAATGGTATGATAGAGAAATTTGATAAAACTGTTAATAATATTTATATTGGCAAAATTCCTATTATGGTTAGATCAAAACTTTGCGTTCTAAATCAAATGCAAGGAATTTGCGAAGAGAATAATAGCGAATGTATTTATGATTTTGGTGGATACTTTATTATTAATGGAAATGAAAAAGTTCTTATTTCACAAGACAGAATTAACGAAAATAAAACACTTATATTTCATCCTAATAATAATAGTGAAGGATTATATGCCGAGATTCGTTCAGTATGTAATTCGTCTTATCTCCCTCCTAAAACCACGTGTCTTAATATGAGTGGAAAACTAAATCATATGGGGCGTATAATTCGTATTAATACATCATTTCTGAGGTCTGAAGTTCCTGTATTTGTTATGTTTCGTGCTTTAGGTATTCTCAGTGACAAAGAAATTATTCATCATATTGTATATGATACAAACAAAGAAGAAAATAAAAGAGTAATTGCCGAATTGATGGCTTGTTGCGAAGATGCGAGTGATATAAAAACACAAGAACAGGCAGAATGTGTTCTTATAAAAATTATGAATGGTTCTAATAAGAATAATGAACATTCTGTAAATAAAACGCTTTTACATAATAATTTGATGAATGATTTTCTTCCTCACGTTGGCAAAAGTTATAGAAGAAAGGCATTGTATATTGGTTATATTATCCGCAAGATGATTCGTATTTATCTAGGTTATGACACATATGATAATCGCGATTCTTATATTAATAAGCGTGTAGATACTCCTGGTGTTTTAATAAGTAATCTATTTCGCCAGTGTTATGGTAAGTTGACAAAAGAGTTAAAAATAGCAATTGAGAAAGAACTAAATATGTGGCGTGGAAATTCTAATACACCTTTATCTAATATTATTTCCGACATAAGCATTCACCGATTTTTCAAACAATCTCTTCTGGAATCGTGGATTAAATATTCATTCTCAACGGGCAATTGGGGTATTAAAAGTATTGGGAGTTTTCAAAATATTAAACAAGGAGTTTCACAAGTTCTTAATCGTATGTCATATGCTAGTACATTATCACATATGAGACGTATTAATACAGCAATGGAAAAAAATGGTAAACTTGTACAACCGAGAAAATTAGATAATTCTCAAATTGGAATGATTTGTCCTGCCGAAACACCCGAAGGTAGTTCTGTGGGATTAGTTAAAAATATGGCTCTAAGTACAAATGTATCTATCGCTATGAATAGTTATCATATTAGAAAGGTTCTTGAAGAATTGGGCGTTGTAATGTATGATGATACATATAATTCTAATAGTGATAATACTGAAAAGTCAGCAATAAGTTTTCTAAAAAATATGGGACATAGTTCAAACGTTTATATTATGGTAAATGGTGATATTATTGGTTATAGCAATGAACCAATTGAACTATATAAAACATTAAAGCATTATAAAAGGTCAAGTATTATTCATCCGATGACATCTGTTGTTTGGAATATTCAAAAATCAAATATTATAATTAGCACTGAAGCAGGACGCATGTATAGACCTCTATATATTGTTGATTATGATGCACAATTGAAAAAAAGTGTATTGCGAATTGATAAAATTTTAAAAAGAAAAAATATGAAATGGGAAAATTATATTAAGGGTAAAAATTTTGATTACTTCATATCTCCAAATGAACCTTATGATGAAAAAAATAATGATGATGAAAGTTATTTAGATGAAGAAGGATTTATAGAATATATGGATTGTGATGAGATTAATACTGCTATGATAGCAACATTTCCTTCAGACTTAGATGAAGGTATTAAAGGAACAGCACTTCCACCTTGTTATACTCATTGTGAAATTCATCCTAGTTTGATGAATGGTATTCTTGGAGCAAATATTCCATTTAGCGATCATAATCAATCGCCGAGAAATTGCTATCAATGTGCTATGGGTAAACAAGCACTTGGTATTTATGCTAGTAATTTCAATAAACGTATTGATACAATGGGTAATATTTTGAATTATCCGCAAAAATCACTAGTATATACTAAATTATCGAAATATACTATGGCACATAAGTTGCCTTCGGGTGTTAATGCTATAGTTGCTATTATGACACATACTGGATTTAATCAAGAAGATAGTATAATGATTAATCAATCGGCACTAGATAGAGGATTGTTTACAAGTACATATTACAAGGCACTTAGAGATGTATGTAATAAAAATCATAGTACAGGAGAAGAGGAAATATTTACTAATCCTAATGATAAAACTGAAAAGAAACCCTACTGTTATGATAAGTTAGGTGAAAATGGTTTCATTCCTAAAAATACTTATGTTACAGGAAATGATGTAATTGTAGGAAAGGTAATGCCAAAAAAGACTAACGGTGAAATTTCATATCAAGATAGTAGTTTAACAATGAAAACTAACGACGATGGTTATATTGATATGAATTATAATGGAATAAATAGTGAAGGTTATAAGTTTTGTAAAGTGCGTATTCGCAAAAATCGTAAACCTGAGATTGGTGATAAATGCGCCAGTTGTAGTGCTCAAAAAGGAACAATTGGTATGACATATAAACATCAAGATATGCCATATACAAAGGATGGAATTGTTCCTGATATTATTATGAATCCTCACGCTATCCCTTCGCGTATGACTATTGCTCAACTTATGGAATGTATTATGGGCAAAGCAGGATGTCATATTGGTGCTTTCGGCGATTCAACACCATATAACGATTGTACTGTAGAAGATATATCTGCGGTATTAGAGATGTCAGGTATGGAAAGATACGGAAATGAAATTATGTATAATGGTAGAACTGGAGAGCAAATTAGAACAGAGATATTTATTGGTCCAACATATTATCAGCGATTAAAACATATGGTGTCAGATAAGGTTCATTGTTTGACAGAAGATCACGAAATATTAACTGACAATGGATGGAAATCTATAACTGATATTAATAAAAGTGATAATGTAGCAATTTTGAAAGATGATAAATTGGTATATGAACCTCCTATAGAAATATATAAATATCCTGATTACAAAGGCTATTTATATAATATATCAAATACTATGATTGATTTAGATGTTACAATTGGTCATAGGATGTATGTAAAACATGATAACGACAAAGGATTTAATCTAATTGAAGCAAGTCAAATACAAGGAAAACAGATTAGATATAAAAAAGATAGTTTGTGGAATGATATTGATTATCAATTAATTATTCCAAATAATAAGCCAGTTAATATGGAGGCATGGTTGTCATTCTTTGGTAAATGGATGGCACATAATGGAATTAATAAAGATAACACTTTATTAATTAATGAATTTGGAAATAATGATAATAATGAGATAATGAATTATATTAAATATTTGAATAAATATAAATTTCCTTCGTGGGTATGGGAACTTAGCACAAATCAATGTAGATGTTTGGTTAAATCTATGGTATCCGTTAAAAATAAAGATATTAAAAATAATTTTGATAATATGTATTGTACATTATGTGAGAGTCTTGCCGATGATATGACAAGACTACTAATTCACGCTGGATGGAGTGGTATTAAATCACAATATAATAATTATTGGAAAATTACTATCATTAAAAATAAAAATAAACCTATTGTCAATAATCCTGATGATAAATCAAATAAAGAGAGTATATATTATTACGAAGGTTCTGTATATTGCCTAAGTGTATCTACTGAGATATTTATGGTGCGAAGGAATGGAAAATCAGTATGGACAGGAAATTCGCGTGGTTCAAATGGGCCGATTGTTATGCTTACAAGACAGCCAAGCGAAGGACGTGCGCGTTCAGGAGGTCTTCGTTTGGGAGAAATGGAAAGGGATTGCTTTATCGCACACGGCACATCTAATTTCTTGGCT